TCAGGCTTTCCCGATATCCCCCTTCAACCCCTTGCGCAGGAAGAGTATGGCCAGCGATTCTAGCACCAGGCTCCCTGCCGAACCGCTGTCCAGCGCTGGCAGGTCGATGCCAAGCATCTGCGCCAGCCCGGCAAGCAGCATGAATGCAGCCACGATATAGGTTTTGTAGCCAGATAGAATATCCACGTCCTCATCTCCTTGAGTTGATTTTTTGGTCGGCGCCGCGGCGAGCGCTGCGGCACGAATGGTCTCGACACGGCGGATCCAGCCGCGCCCGAACACCGGAAAAGTTGAGAGAGCCCTGAGAAAGCCGAGCCGCCGGTCGCACAGGGTATTTACTGTGCCGGCGGCGCTGCTTCGGTTGGCTGCCGCAAGTGTAATTGGGCCGACCAGGCCATCGGCGGCGACGCCGAGCACCTGCTGCAGGCATCGAACTGCCCTATTCGGCCCGGAATTGACCGCAAAGTCGAACACAGCCAGATCCACACCCGGTGGCAGTTCTCCTGCCCGGCACACATCCCAATAGCCCGCCCGATAGATGTGCGCGGCCTCGTCCCTCTCCAGAGTCTGCACCTCAGCTTTTGGCAGATCCCACCAAGGCGAAATATTGCGCCAGCGCGCCAGGGTCTTGCGTGTGATCCCCATGTTCGTAGCGCCGCCCGGATCGGCAGGGTGATCGACATATCCCCCCTCATGCCGAAAAATTTCGGTCAGGCAGCCGTCAAACCGACCATCAGCCATGAAACTCTCCTGTCGCGCCATGGCCCGCACCGAGCGCTGCGCTGACTTGCCGGACACTAAAAGTGAAACCGCTCGCCGGAGCACCGACGTCGGCGATCTGGTCGGCCAGCGGATACGGAACGGAGCATTGCGCTGTACTCAGCGTTCTTACTGTCACGCCGCCGGTCACGATCTCGACCTGCCAGTTCTCCGGCGCGAATTCGAGCGGTGGCTCGGCCACACCCCAGCCATCACCATCGGCCCGGCTGCGGCGCGTCCATTCCAGCGCAATCGAACCGTCGGCTGCCCTCGACCCCTTGAGATGGACGGGGGGAAGAGGCAGCACGGGCCCGGCGCTGGGAGCGACTTTCACGATTTCTCCGGCGCCGCCCCCCGCAACCGTTGCACGCAGGTCGCGGCTTTCGCCAATCCAGTCCGTTTCCACCGCCAGGGTCACCACGGTCTGGTTGAGGACCATCATCCGCCGACCGGTGGACGCGGTGCCGATGGCCTGCACGGAGCCTTCCAGCCCCCGCAACAATGCAGTCAGACGATATTGCCCAGGTGCCACCAGTTCTGCGTTGGCAAAGCCGATGACCTCCCAGTCGCCGGCATCGGTCTCGACTGCAACCCGGTTCGTACCGGCCAGCGCTGCCAATGGCGCGGCGTCGGCGAGATGGCCGGCAATCAACTTTATGTCGAGGGCATTGCCTCGATCCCACTGCGCCTCAGGTCCGGAGGCCAAAGGGGTGAGCAGTTCACCAATCGCTGCCGGACGACTAAGCCGCGCCAATTGAGTGCCCGTAGCGTTGTCGACAATCTCCGCGACTCCCGGCCAGGGATCGGAATAGGCGCCAAGAACCAGCCGGCTGCGCAGCGGATCGGACGGCAGTGGAGGCAGATGCGCTGCAACCACCACGGGAGAAATCACAGGCGTCATGGCCGGCCGGCTGCCACGCGGCCGATCTACGCCAGTGGCCAGAGCATCCCCTCGGCGCACCGCGCTGGCCGAGATTTGACGGACGGCACCGTCGCGAATTTCCGTGATTTCGAACGGTCCCTCGGCGAGATCGGGCAGCGTCACCCGGTCGCCCGGCTCGAGCCCGATCTGTCCCGGCGGTAGAGCGAATTCGATCCTGTCCCCGCCTGCGGCATGTTGATCGAGCAGCCGTTCAGCCGCTTGCCGGGCAGCGCCAGTATCAAGCACAACCGGCATGTTCTGCGTCACCAGCGGCCCCTGATCCGGCCGGATCGCCGCTGACGTCGCAGCCAGATAATCCCGCTCCCGGTCAAAATGCCCGAACGTCAGCCGTGCCGGCTTTTCCGCGCCATCACCGCGCCGCCGCGACAGGACCGGTGCGTCAGTGCTGGCCAGGGCGTCGTATTCCAGCTCAAGCGCTTGTCCCGCACCTTGCGCAATGCCGACCATTGCATCACCGCGCGCGGCAAGTTTCTGCCCTGTCAGGTCAAACAGGGTCTCAAGGACATCGCGGGCCGTTCCGGCACCCGACACAGTCAACCCGCCAATCAGCGGGGCCGAGGGTGCCGTAAGAACAAGGCTGCCAAACTCCGATGCAACGGTGTGGGCCAACTCATCGCTGGCCAGCCCACCCAATCGGCCGGTCAGCCAGTGACCGGTCGGATGATTGGCACCGTCGGACCAAACCTCCGTGAGCGCCGGGAAGACCGGAAAGGGCCGTGCGTCCCAGGTCCAGCAATAGAGCCGTTCAGAATCGACCATGCCAGCCGGATTGAGGCTCGGATCGTTCCAGCGCCGGTGATGCGCCCGCAGCACCTGCCGCTGGATCAGCGCGTCCGGGGTGCCGGCCGAAAAGTAGGGCCGCCCGTCTTCGGCGCTCTTGCTATCACCGAAAATATTGGGCTGGTTGGCACCCTTGTCGACAGCGCCGCACCCGATTTCGGTCAACCATATCGGCTTCGAGCCGGGCGCCCAGGCCGTCGGGAAAGCATTTCGCACGCCGCCAGGGCGATCATAATGCTGCTGGCCCCAGAAGGCTTCGATATCCTTGTAGCGCCAGATCCAGGGTTCGCCATGCGCCCCGTCGGTAATTGGCGTCCGAAGCTGCGCGCGGCGGTCGGCCTCACTGGCGTAGAACCAGTCATAGCCCTCGCCCCTTTCAATATTGCCCGCCAGATAGTCGAGCTCATAGCCGGTCCGCGCCAATGCCAGATCGGCATGGGTCTCCCCATCCCGCCAGTCCGCCAGGGGCATGTAGCAGTCGATCCCCACCGCATCGATATCGGGCGAGGCCCAGAGCGGGTCGAGGTGAAAGAATTTGGCGCCATTCTTCTGGCACCCCGAATACTCGCTCCAGTCCGCCGCATAGGTCAGTTTTGTTGCTGGTCCCACAATGGCCCGCACATTGGCGGCCAGCGTCACCAGCGCATCGACGAAGGGAAAGCTGTTGCCCGCCCCGCGCACGCTGGAGAGTCCGACCATTTCCGAGCCAATCAGCATGGCATCCACGCCACCCGCCGCAACGGCGAGCTGGGCATAGTGCAAAACCATGGCGCGATAGCCGGGCACGAACGCGGCCACCTGGACCGCGGCGGCCCCACTTCCCTCAGGCGATCCGGGCTGCCCCGGCGCCGGCGAGCAGGTAATGCGCCCGCGCCAGGGATAGGCGGACTGCTCGCTACCGCCATAGGGGTCGACCAGCCCATTGCCTTGCGGAATGTCCATCAGCACAAAGGGATAGATCGTCACTTTGAGCCCGCGCGCCTTGAGGTCGGCGATGGCGGCGAGCACCGAAGCGTCCGAGGGCGTGCCGCCATAGGCTGGTCCGCCGGCATGGCTTGAAACGACCCGCGCCGCTGCCCGCGTCACGCCAGCAACGCTCCACTCCGTCCCCTCGATATCGCGTGTCGCATCCTCGACGCGCGGCTCCACGGTACAATTTGCACAGCGCAGATCGTCGCCGAACCAGCTCACAACCAGCGCCACATGCTTGAGATTGGGGCAAAGCGCCTGCAACTCGTCGAGCGACCAGCTCCAATTGCTGGTGCCGGCCAGCAGGTGGGCATTTTCGCTCACCCCTGCGCCTGGCCCCGGCACCCTCACCCTCGGCTCGGGGTCATAGCCAAACTCCGTCGCGCCCGGGATGATCGTCATGGCGCGGATGGCTGGCTCCAGATCGCCGACCACGCGGCACAGTTCGACGGAAAGCTGCGGAATGCGATTGCCGAACCGGCTCAGCGGCAAGTTCTCGACCACGAGGTAGCAAACACCCCGATAGGCCGGAGCATTGCCGCTCCCCTGCAGTGCCTCGATCAGGCTGTCCGGCGCCTGGCTCTCATCGCCATGATAAAAGCGCAGATTGAGGCCGCGCGTGTTGAGCAACTGCCCATCGGCCCAGATGCGCCCGAGCCTGGCCACCGGCCCCTCGCAAAAGGCGACCGCGAAGCTGGCCAGAATTTCCTCTGCCTCTTCGGACGCAGTCGCCATGCCCTTAGACCCGGCCGTCTCGCTGACATGACGCACCAGTTCACGCGCCCAGATGATATTGCCCGAAAGACGTCCCCAGCCGTAGAGCTTGGGAATGCCCAGCCCTTCGCTCGACGCACCCAGCCGCACATCGAACAGTGGGGCCTCGGATTTTTGCGCTTGCTGCCCGAACAGCCAGCCATCCACCGCGCTGCCGGCCAGTGCGCCCAGCGCCCGTCCAACTGTCGCGCCGATGGGGCCGCCCAGCAGTCCGCCAGCAAATTGACCGGCAACCGAAAGGGCCAGTGTCGCCATTTTCTTGTTCCTTGGAAATTGGTCAGCCACACGCCGCCCAGGCGGGCATTACCTCGAGTTGGGAAACCGATATCGGCCGCTGATCCGTTTCGCCCAACCAGGGGTCAGGTTCGCCTCGGTCACCCCCAGATGCTCTTGGGCATGGATGAAACGATCAGGCGCGATCAGAATGCCGCAATGGCGCGGCTCCGGCGCGCCGCCCAGGCGAAACAGAACCACCTGCCCTGCCTGCGCCGGCCCCTTATCTGCGCTGAGAAACCGTTCTGCAGCCAGGCGCAGGGCCGGATCCTCTTCCTGGCCGCGCCGTTCCATCCGATAGGGCGGCACCGCCGCCGGTTCATCGCCATAAAGCGTTCGCCACACGCCCCGCAACAGCCCCAGGCAATCGCACCCGGCGCCCAGGGTCGAGGCCCGGTGCCGATAGGGTGTGCCCAGCCAGATCCGCGCGGCGCGCACCACCAGCTCGGGTCTCATGGCACCACCGGCCTGCCGTCCATGGCGTAGCCGCTACGCGGATGGCGCAGCACATAGTCGCTGCCCGGAATATGCGGAAAGCCACGGAAATTGACCGTATTGGCAAACTTCTCCCGGCAGGTCGTGAACCGCCGATCGCAGCCCACCGTCACGATTAGGGCGTCGCCCAGTGTGCACCACTCCCCGACCCTGCTGGAAAAACCGAGAATGTCGCCATCGGCATCGCGGCGATGGGTCAGGATGGGATCGCGCAGTCCATGGCGCTGGCCATCGGTCCATTGCGCCACCCCAAAGGCAAACCAGTTCTCTTCAAAGCCGGCCAGCCCACTCACGCGAAGCTGAAAATCGTCGATCAAGCCGACGACAATTGCTTCCCCGCGATAGGCGGCATTGTCGATATCGACGCCGCAGCGAGCGTCCCCGACACTGGCATCGCACAGCCCCTGAAACACACGCCCCCTTGTGATGTTGAGAGCCTGCTGGGGCGAGCGCAGTTCCGCCCGGAACACCCCGTCTTCCCGAACAATCTCGCCAATGGTATCGACCCGGAGCATCACGCATTGGCTCGGTTCCGACCAGTTCACCAGCCAGGTCTCGACGCGCGCGCCGTCGTAGCGGCCGAGCAGGATATCGTCCTCGGCAATGGCGGCGCTGTCGAGCACGCCCAGCACCTCGCCAGTCTCCACCTGCTGGCCGAGCCGCGACGGCACTTCGCCGCCATCGAGCCCAAAGGCCGGCATGCAGTTCGTATCCTCGACCAGCAGGGGTCGGTCGTGATCGGTAAAACCGAGCGTCACCCCGTCCGTGCGGGACACGCGCCAGCATTTGGCAGTCGTGGTCTCGCCCAGCGCCAGGTGCGCAGCCAAATCATGCGGCAGATCCCTCATGGCAAGATCTCCACCAATGGAATGCTCGGCGCCTCGGCCCCATCGAAACCGTTGAGTTCGATGTCGAGCCGGTCCGTGTCGAACCGCACCGGCACGTCAAACAGGAACCCGGCTGTTACGCTTGTTCCTGCAGCCGGCGCGCTGGCAAAGCCCAAGACACCGCTGGTCACATCCACGCTCCAGCCACTCATGAGTTCCACCCCATCCAGAGCCACGCGGACGCTGCCCCAAACTGGCTTGGTAATCGGCCTACGATAGGGATCGAACGCCGCGCCATAGCGCTTGGTAAGCTGAAATTCGGTCCGAACCCCGTCTCCTGTCCCGATTTCCTGATCGGTTGGCAGCGGCACCGCGCCGCCGGTGGAGTGGTCCAGCCCGTCGCGCCACAAAAACCCATGCAGCCGCCCGCGCCGCTCTTCGAAAAACGCCAGCACGGCCTGCATGTCAGACCTGGATTTGACGCCATATCCGGCATTGTAGCGCCGCCGCGAATGCGCCCAGCGCCCATTGCGCTGCTCGCCCCCGCCTGCCAGCGTCACGACATCGGTCCTGCGCTCCGGCCCGCCCCGCGCCCCGAGCGCAATGTCGAGCGGAAATCGTGTGTGATGAAAGGACATCTTGAATCTCTCGTTTTGGCACCACAGCGCGCAGCGATTCAGGTCAGGCCGAGCCGAAAGTGGTGGGTTTCGAGAACCGGAGCACAGCGTACGTTTGGGTACGTGAGCACCGGAAGCGCAGAAACCCTCCCCTTGCAGGCCGGCATCACCTGAATATCAAGCGCTGCGCGTGCCCCGCCGCACCGCCCGCAGCAACATCGCGCTCACCTCGGCCTCGCTGGCGACAAAACTGCGTGCGTCGCTCGCCGTCACATTGAACGTCACATTGATCGCGCTGCCCCCGCCGGCAACGCCCAATCGCCCATCCGGCCCGCGCTGCAACGGCATGATCGCTTCTGGCCCTGCCTCGCCGGCCAACCCCAGGCCCTGCCCCAACGGGAAGTAGCTCGGTGCCGAGATCACACCACCCTTGGCAAATTCCGTGAGCGCCGGACTTGTGGCCGTGAAGATGTTCTCCACCAGCCCGCCGACAAGCGTGCCAAGCGGCTTGAACGCGGCCTTGAGTGCGATATCGGCAAAGGCACCGGCAATATCGCTCAGCACAGAGCGAAACGACTTGCCATCCATGACCGCGCCGCGAAAGGCGCGGCTGACCGAGCTGGCAACACCATCGGCGAGGTCCTTGATGCGCCCCAGTTCAACGTTGACGTCGGTAAGCTCGTCGCGAAGGTCTTCACCAAACAGATCACCGGCCATCGGGAAAGCGCTCCATCAAATCCTGCAGATCGCGCCGCTCCAGCGGCCCGGCCCGATCCCCCATCAGCGCGCCCCAGGCAGAAGCCAGTTCGCGCGGCGTCATGGCCCAGAAATCGCGCGGCGGCAGCCGCAGCACCCCCAGCCCAAAGCTCATTGCGTCCGTCCACGGAAACGGCCTCATTCGCGTTCTCCAAAGGTTGCTTTCAAGAGCCGCACGGCTATCTCGGCCGCGCCCCGCAATCCGCCCTCGACGCTCATGCGTGCCAGGTCGTCATCACTGAGGTTATTGCCACCGCCGCGCAGTCCGGCGCCCAGAATGGCAGTCAGGTCACGCGCCGAAACCCGGCCTTCGCCAAATCGTTCGGCCAGCCCCGCAAGATCCCCTGCCCCCAGCCGAGCCTCCAGCTCCGCCAGAGCCCCCAGCGTCAGGCAAAGCGTTCTCGTCTCGCCGCCGATCTCGGCGGCAATTTCACCACGATGAACATTGGTCATGTTTGTTTCCTAAGCCGCCGCGAAGCTCACCTCACCCGCACTTTCCAGCGCCAGGTCGAACGTCACCTCCCCGGCATGATCGGCGGAAAATTCCAGCGCCACGATCTGGAACGGCCCTTCCACGGTGCCGAAATGCGGCAGGATGAGCTGCCAGTTGCGGATGGTACCGCTAAAGAAAAGGCCGCGAATTGTTGCGTCAGAGGCCTGGTCCTTGAACACACCCGCCCCGGACACCGAGGCCCGCTTGACCCCGCCACCGGCTAGCAATTCCCGCCAGCGCCCGGCGCTTTCCTGGTCGGTCGTGTCGACGCTGGCCGCATTGAAATTGAGACTTCGCGTGCGCAGCCCCGCCACGGTGATGAAACTCCCCGCCCCGGTCTGGTCGAGTTTTAGAAGCATATCCTTGCCGCTCTGGGCTGCCATTTTTGTTCCTCGCAAAGAGGCGTCGCCCCACCCTCAATCCCTCCCCATTGAGGGTGGGGATTGAGGGTAGAGCTGCCAGTTTTCATCGTCTCCCTCCCCCTTGTGGGGAGGGATAAAGGGTGGGGGTTTGCGGACCTCGGTCGCGCAACTGCTACTCGCTGAAAAACCGCAGCGTCACCGCCGCACGCGCCTGCCCCGTCGCCGTATCGATGCTCGTTTCGGTGCGCATATGTTCGGCATGCGTCACCATGAGCCCAACCGGGGCCAGCGCCCCTGCCCCCACCGCCACGACACGCCCGGCGATCTCCAGCGCCGCCTTGCGGCTCGGCTGACTGCTCCAGCAATGCAGCAACACCCGATGTTCCTGTCCCGGCGCTGCGTCACCATCGCGTTGCCGAACGTCGTGCCGGTCGATCACCACATAAGGCGCCGGCCGGTCGCGCGGCGGCGCATCGAACACGCCATCGGTTCCGATCAGGGCAACCAGCGCCACATCGGCCAGCAGCGCTTCCACCAGTGCCGCCTGCAAACTCGCTATCGGGTGCATGGTCTCACCCCGTAAAACTGGTTTCGCTGCAGGCGCAGCTCAGAAAGGCCCGCCGGCCGTTGAGGTCAGCAGCGCTCACCACATCAAGGTTGCGCCCGCGATAGATGATCCGGTCTCCCGGCGAGACATCATTGCGAAAGCGCAACACCACGCTGTGCGAGATCGCCACCGTTCGCCCGTCAGCATTGGTCCCCTGACGCCCCGTCAGGCTGCGCACCCGAGCCCACAAATGGGCCACCGGCACGTAAATCCTCACATGGCCGCCCCCGCCATCATCCTGACTGTCGCGACGCTTGAGCTGGACCCGATCAGTCAGGGTTCCGACCGGCGGCACCTTCTCCCCGCTCACAACCGCACCCGCTTGTAGCTGGCCACGGCACGATCAAATCCCGAGGGGACGATAGCGCCTGACCCGGCGACGATCACCGCGTCGCGGTGCTCATACCAATGGGCCACCAGGCCGAGCAGCGCCTGGCGCAGATCGGCTGGCACATCGGCGGGCTCGGTGCCATATCCGGCGACATAGTCGATCTCCAGCCCCTGGCGGGTGCGCAATGCTGGCATACCGATAACCACGGGCGGCACGACCAGCCGATCCGGCTCGCTGAGAAATTGCGCCAGCGCGATGTCGTGGTTGCCGCCATTCTCGTCAGTGGCCGCTATGCCCGTTACCGACAGCAGCGGCGAAACCGGCAGCTTGACCACGCCCCCTTCGGGCCAATTGTCGAGCACCAACCGCCAGCTCTGCGCCAGCAATGCCTTGCCGGTCACGCCTTCGATATGCAGCCGCGCCGCGCCGATCAGTGTATTGATCAGCCCATCCTCGACCGTGTCATCGACCTTGAGGAATGCCTTGGCCTCGGCAAGCGAAACCGGCTCCTCGGCGGGCCCCGCCAGGAGATATGCAGTCATGTTTGTTTCCTTGTTGGGAGATCAACGCCGCGGCCTACCCTTCTCGCCTTGTGGGAGAAGGTGGATCGCGCGCAGCGCAAGACGGATGAGGGGTTCGACCTTGCGAAGGCCTCCTCATCCGCCCTTCGGGCACCTTCTCCCACGAGGGGAGAAGGAACATAGCGGGGGCTTTCGCGTCAGATGGCCAGGATCACAGCCCTCACGAGGTGCCGAATTTCAGCAGCTTGATCGCGTCATAATCGGCGATCCCGCCGCCGACGCGCTTGGTGGTGTAGAACAGCACATAGGGCTTGGAGCTGAACGGGTCGCGCAGCACCGAGACCCCCTGGCGGTCGACGATCAGATAGCCGCGACGGAAGTCGCCAAAGGCCAGCGAGAAGCTGTTCGCGCCGATATTGGGCATGTCCTCGGCTTCTACCAGTGGGAAGCCCATGAAGCTGGCCCGGCCATCGGCCGCCGCCGCCGGCTGCCAGAGATAGTTCCCGTCGGCATCCTTGAGCTTGCGCAGCGTGCCTTGGGTCTTGCGGTTCATCACCCAATTGGCGTTCTGGCGGTACCCGGCCTTGAGCGCATAGACCAGGTCGATCAGCACATCGCTGGCATTGCTGGCCGGCATGGCACCCGATACGCCCGTTGCTAAATAGCCCAGATTGCCCCAGCTCCAGCTTGCCTCGGCCACCTTGGTGCCATTGAGGAACCCGCTCGGCTTGTTATTGCCGTCGCCGGAGACGAAGGCCGTGGTTTCCTGCGCCGCAAAGGCTGCGTTCACCTCGTCGGCAATCCATTGGCCCACATCCACTGCCGCATCGTCGAGAAACGCAGTGGTCGCAGCCGGCATGGCGTAAAGCTCGGTCGTCGGATAGCTGAGTTCCGCCAGCGTCTGGCTGTCGGTGGTCGGTCGCGCCGCCGTCTCACCCACCCAGCCGGTCTGCGGCCCAGTCACAGTGATCGGGCGCTTATAGACCGAGCCAGACACCTGCCGGACCCCGGCAATGGCGCGGATCGGCGAAATATGGGTCATGAGCCGCGTGATCTCGGTCTCGACCTCGGCCGGAACGACATAGCCGCCATCGCCGGCCACGCCAACCTGCAGCGCCTTCTCCTCGCCGCGCTTCACATAGGCCGAGAATGCCTCCTTGTATTCGCCATCCGGCAGGCCGCCGCCCTTGCCTTCAAGGGCCGGGCGCGCCCGCTCGGCACTGACGCGGTCGAGCGCCGCCTTGTGCCCGTCGATGACGCGGTTGAGGCGCTCCAGCTTGCCCTCGAGCAAGCCGTCGGCACTGCCGCGTTTCTCGATTTCCTTCAGGCGCAGGTCGTTGGTGGCCTTGAATTCCTCGAATGCAGAGGAAAATTCGGCGAAGAGCGCGGCAATATCGCCCCCTGCGCCGGCCTTGGTTTCAAGGCCGTCGTCGATCCGATCCATGTCGGTGTCCTTCTATCGGTTGCGGATAGTCTTGGTGGCGGCGGCAATGGCCGCGCCGGCCGTGAGGGGAGAGGCGATGCGCGCCTCCTCCATCATCGGAAAGGTGACGATCGAGACCTCATAGAGGTCGATCTCATGCAAGAGGCGCTTGCCCGCCTGGCGGCTCGCCTTCACGGTCCGGAACCCAATGGACAAGCCATCGAGCGCCCGGTTTTCGATCAGCCGTCGCAATTCATCCGAGCGCGGCACGCCCGGAACCAGCCGTCCGGTCACGAACAGCCCGTGGCTGTCCTCGGCCATGCTCTCCCAGGTGCCTACCGGCTCCTTGGGATCGTGCTGGAACAAGAGCCGGATACGCCCGCGCTTTTTGGCGAGGCTCTTGGCAAAGGCTCCGGGCAGCACGATATCGCCGCCGCTATCGAGCCGGTTGAAGACGCTGGCATAGCCGGCAAAGCGCCCGTCCCCATCAATCGGAATATTACTCATCCGCGCTTGGTCCCGCCGGTCTTGGGTCTCGGACCGCTGCGCTGCTTGTCAGCCAGCGTTCCTGCCAGGTTCCAGGCGAATTGCCGGAACGTCTGCTGCGCCGCCTCGCGATTCTTCTTGTCTGCCATGGGCTTAGTCCTCCTTCCGGAAAAGCCGATTCAACTGCGCAATCTCCTGCACGAAGTCGTTGAAGTGTTGATTCACCCGCGCCATCTCCCGCAGCGCCCACACGAGCAAGGCACTCGCCCCGCTCGCCCAGAGGAACAGCGCCAGATGGGCCAGATCGCCCCGCTCGATAACGGTCTTGGTCAGCTCGTCCATGGGGTCCTCCAGGCAAAAAAAAGCCCGCCGGAAGCGGGCTTGGTGGGTTCGACACTTGCGGCCTCTTCTGACCATTCTTTGGTCAGGGCCAACTTTCCCGCAATTGCACTAGGCTGGCCGCTGCAGCATCGGCTCGCTCAAGAACCTTGGGCGGTCGGTTTCTCAAACCTGCGATCATCCTTAGGAAGCGTGAAACTTCGCGCTCGGTAGCGCGAGTGTCCAACAACGCCAGCAAATCCGAGACATAGTCATCATACTCGAACACTGACGAGGGATTCTCCGGCGCATTAAAAGGATCCCACTCCAGTGTCAGAAAGCTTCCGACAGCCCGAAGTTTTTGACTTCGCTTTACCAGTGCCTCCGTTCCTGGAAGCAACCGCTCTTCGAAGAACCGATCATGCGTAAGCATCAATTGAATTTCGTCCTCAGTTAGCCGGCAGTCCGGGTATTCAGGCCTTGAGGCCATCCTGCGATCCAATGCGATCGCAACCTGATGTTGCTCGGGCGACAGAGCGGCAGTCGAGACAATGGTGCATGGCTGGTCGTCTTCTATCCTACGGCCTTGCCCATCCCGATTGAACTTGTAGGTTGTCTCATTGGGAATGTTGCGGGCCCAAATGCTGGACGCATTCGTATAGTAGACTAACAGTAAGTCCGTCCGACCATCGTCTCTGATGCCGAATATCAGGTCGCCAGTTTTGATTGCGGCGAGGGCTTGGGCTCCAGAGGCAATCATGCAACTGGCAGCGGCCGTGCCTCAAAGAAGGCCCGATGTGAAGTCATCAGCTTGATTTCTGCCTGGCTCAGTATCGTGTCCGGATATTCAGGCTTTGTTGCCCATTTTCGATCCAAGCCGAGTGCTGTCTCATACATGTCGGAAGGCAACCGTGCCGTTGATACGATCACACAAGAGCCCCCGCCCGCAACCCAAGTACTCTTGCCATCGCGACCAAATTTGGCCGTCGTTTGCGAGGTCACATGGCGGGCCGAAAAACCGCGACTATCGGCCTCATAGACCAACAGCAGTTTTGGTTGACCACCTTCAGCGATCCCGAAGATCACATCGCCAACTTCGATCGAGCTGAGTGCCTTCGCTCTTGACAACATTGGTACCCTTCTTGCGCCAGACTGAATCAAATCCGCCAAAAGTCTCAGATATCTCCTCAAAAGGAAGACCCTGCAGTCCAAGGTACTTCACCGCGCAATCCATGCAGAGGCGCTTGCCAGATATGTGAACCGGATCAGTTGTACCAAAACTACCGCCATTTTGGCACCCGCCGGAAAATCCGTCACAACGCGGGCCCGCAACCTGAACACGCTCTGGCTCCGCCTGAACCGGCCCGATGACCGACAGATCATCAATCCACTGCCCGCCCTCCGGCGTCCCCTTCGGCGCACGTGGCTGGTCCGGCCGATAGCGCCGCTCCAGTGCGGCAACAAGCACATCGAGCTTCAGCGACAGGGTTGCCAGCCGGATTTCATATCCAAGCGCTTTCAGCGCTCGTCCCGCAATCCGTACCATTGCTTACGCCCCAGCACCGACCCCGGTTAGCTCCCTTTTCTCTGAATCCGTCAGAAAGTCCGCCGCCCCGACCCGCGCCCACAGCGCCGCGCGGTCTTCGGCTAGCGCCTCGACGCTCTCGAAATCGGGCACCACCTGAGCGCCTTCAAACGCCGGCCCCAGCCACTCGCTGAGTTCCTGGGCCACCCGCACCACCAGCGGCACCAGCGTCTGCCGCCACAGCGCCTTGTTGGCTTCGGCCAGGTTCGCATAGGTATTGTCGCCCGGTATCCCGAGCAGCATGGGCGGCACGCCGAAGGCCAGCGCAATATCCCGCGCCGCGGCGTGCCGGGCCTCGATGAAATCCATGTCGCGTGGGCTCAGGGCGATGGTTTTCCAGTCGAGCCCGCCATCGAGCACCATTGGCCGCCCGGCATTGGCTGCCCCCGCAAAATGGGTCTCCATTTCTTCCTTGAGCCGGTTGAACTGCTCTTCGGTGAGGCTTCCCGCCCCCGCCGAATAGACCAACGCGCCGCTCGGCCGCGCCGCATTGTCGAGCAGCGCCTTGTTCCACTGGGCCGAGGCATTGTGAATATCGAGGCTGGTCTGCGCCGCCTCCAGCGGCCCCATGCCATAGTGGTCATCGAGCGGATGGAACAACGCCATGTGCAGCACGCCCGGCACCGGAACACTGTCCTGCGCAATCCGCGTCGCCCTGCCTCCAGCCTTGTAGTCATAGGCCACTGGCCAGCCATCGCGCCCGGCGACGACACTCATTCGGTCGGGGCGCAACACGAACAGCGTCCGTACCACACCATCGACGATCCCGGCCTGCAGATAGGCGTTCCCGGCCGTCTGCAGATAGGCATAAACCGCCTCAAGCATTTCCGCGCCCGATTGCCGCCCATTGGGCCTTGTGAGCAGCCCCAAAAGCGGATGCTCACTCACCGCCTGACCGTCGACCTTGACCGTCAGCGGCACCCGGTTGGCCGCTTCAGCAATCAGCCGGACGCAGCGATAGACCACCGGATTGCGCATGAAGCCCTGGTTGACCAGGCTCGCATAACCCCGCCCGCTCCACTGCGCCGGTCCCAGCTGGCTCAGCGTCATCATGGTGTGCCCGGCAAAGGACTTGGCTTCATTGGGCGCATTCGTCCGGCCGCCGAACAGGCGGTTCAGCAGGTTTGGCATATTTAGTTCCTTTGAATTCGACCCCGACAGGAAGTCACCCCACCCTCAATACGTCCCCATCAAGAGGAGGGAGGCGCAGGATGCGGCGCCTGTGTTCATCGTCTCCCTCCCCCTTCTTCAGGGCTCCGACCCGTCTCGAAGGGCAAATGGCTCCAGTGGAGCCATTTGAGGCCAGGAGGTTATGTGGGGGTAGACATTGTTGCCCCGCCATTCGAGCCTTGTTCGCTCAATTCGTGCCACCGGCACGAATTGCCCGCAGGGACGCTCCAAGCTCTCATGGCCTTGCCGCCTAAAATCGCTCCACTGGAGCGATTTTGTCTTCGGCACGGCTACAAGCCCCTCACCCGCGGCCTCGTCTCATTGAGCACCAGTTCCGTCATCGCCCAGACCAGCGCGTCCACCCGATCCGGCGAATGGCCCTCGGCCTTGCCATCTGGCCCAAAGGCACAAAGCTCGTCCTCCAGCGCCGTCAGCCCCGCCACATGGCGCACCAGCCCCCGCGCATAGAGTGCCGCCACCGGCTCGGCACGCACCCATTTGCCACGGCTGGCCCGCACCTTGCGAATGGGCACCGACCGATCGACCTGTTTGAGCAACTCCTCGACGAGGTCGCCGCCCTGGTTGACCTCAACCACGACGCAATCGGCCTCATGCGCCCGATAAGCCGCCACTGCCCGCGCGGCCCAGATATCGGGGCGCATGCCCTGCAGCGTGGCATCTTCGAGCACCACGGCCCCTTCGCCCGCCCGTCCAGCCACCACAATGCCGCAGGCGTCCGAGCGCTCGGTGCCCGTCACCGGCGGATCGACCGCCACGACAATCCGGCCATCCACCACGCCGTCAGGCGCCCGGAACATCGATCGCTGCCAGAGCGCGTCAGGCCGATCCTCGATCAGCTCGCCATCCAGTTCCTGCCGTCCAAGAACCGAGTCACGATAGCGCTCGACCACAGCCCTGAAGAAGGCATCGGCCAAATGCTTGTTTACCTTGGACTTTGCACGGCTGATCACGGACTGATCGTCCGCCATCAGGCGTTTCATCAGCTTGGTGGCGCGCGGCGTCGTCGTTACCAATTGCCGTGGCCGCTCGCCCAGCCGCAGGCCGAATTGCAGCATGTCGAAAGCGGCTTCGGCCTTGCGCCATTTGGCCGTCTCATCGCACCAGGCAGCAGCAAATTGCGGCCCGCGAAACCGCTCCGGGTCGGATGCCGGCAGCAGATGGGCTTCCACGCCATTGGGCCAGATCAGCACACTGCCGGTCAGCCTTGGTGCCATCCAGGGCGGCGATATCCGCAGAATGCCGCTTTCTCCCTTGACCATCACCATCTCGGCTTCAGTCATGGTCTCACCCACCAGAGCAATCGGGCCGATGCCCTTCTCGGCCAGCATTCTCACCCATTCTGCCCCGGCCCTCGTCTTGCCGGCGCCGCGTCCCCCCAGCAACAGCCACGTTGTCCAGTCACCGTCAGGCGGCAATTGATGCGGCATTGCCCAGACTGACCAGTTGAACATCAAGCGGCTGACTTCGTCTTCCGGCAGCAATGCCTCTTCGCGCAGCAGGCTCGCGCGCAGTGTCGACATCGTGTCAGGTCAGCCCCTTTGTGATGGCGTTGATGCGCGCCTCGAGTTTGCGGCGCATTTCGGAGGCCTCACCTGGATCAGTGATTGTCCCCTCGGTATGTCCTTCTGCTCGTTCCATGGTGATGAGTTTGTCCAGATCGCGGACCAGGTCATTGAGCACCTTGCTGTCCACCCGTGTGCCCTTGTCCATTTCTTCCTCCACCAGATCCATCTGCCGTTCCAACAGCCCCAGCAACCGCGCAATCAGCAATTGGCGGTCGAGCGCCCGCTTGCTCCCCGGGCGCACCCATTTGTGCGTTCGGGCGCGCACATCCAGTTGCCCCCGCCGCAAGCGGTAGCGGTGGGCAATGCCATTGCGGGTCAAGCGGCCCAACTCATAGTCGCGCCGCACTTCTTCCCACGGTACCGCCAAGCCATCGCGGTCCCGCTCAGGGTCAAGTTCATCCATGTCAGGAATTTCCGTTCAGGCCGTGGGGTCCGTTTGACCCAATTTTCCGACCATGCCTGAACACTAACAGACCGGCGTCACGCGGGGATATCTTTTACAAATTTCTCGTAGGCAGCCATTGTGACGCGGGCCCTCTACTCCAGTTTCGCCGCTGCCTCGAGCGCCGCTTGGTCGCTCTTTGCGCTCATTGCCGTCAGGCCGCGTTCCACCGCATCGACGATCATCCCCTTGGCAGCGCCTTCCAGCTCCGGGCGGCATCGGGCAAGGGTTTTCAGGCCCGCTATCATGCGCAGCATCACTTCGATGCTCCCGGCTCCATCACGGGCAATGGGCCGGAACGCGTCCGCCATCAGATCATCTGGGTCGAGCCCGGCCACCAGCACCCGCTCATATTTGAGCTCGCTGTCCTCTTCGGGCCGCTCCGTCAGCACGCGCACGATCGTGCCCACCACAGCGATTGCCGTGCCCGGATCATTGATACCGGGTGACAGCGCCTTGCCGGCAATTTCAGACAGCACGATCAGACCGAAGCGCGGATCGCTATCGAACGTCCGCGTCGCGCCGATGGTGAAGGCGCCGGCCAGTTTCTCGGCAAGGGCTTCGTCCACTGCGCCGGCCACCATTACCAGTGGCCGATCCGGCGCCGCATAGGCACCCGGACGCGATGTAATGGTAATCAGCAGCTCCTGCTCATCGGCGCAGTCCTGCAGGCGTCCAATGTCGATGTGCTGCACATAACCGGTTTTGCGCGAATAGATGGGATCACCCGAGGGCTCACCCGAAAGTTCGCGGCAGCCCAGCAGCCCCTTGCCTGGCACAGTCCGAAAGGCACGCTCAGCCGCCTCTCCGGCCCGGTCCAAGGTTGCAGCGACGCGGCCAATGGCCGAAATCTGGCCAATCCAGCGGATCAAGGCCGCAACCACCAGCACGACAACTGCCAAGGTCACCACGAACAGCAGCAACCGTCCGGCCTCGCTGTAAATCCCGGCCGATAGTCCGATGATCCCGACGATCGAAAACAGGAAGGCGCCGATAAACACCGAAATCGACGTCTGTGCGCTGCGATCCCCGACAATCAGCGGCACTGCCCGGGGCGTTGTCTGCTGAGATGCGCTGGAGAGCGCGCTGACAATAGTGGAAAGCGCAAACACGGCGACCGTCAGCAGGCTGGATGCCAAAACGGTCAGGATCGACTCAACGGCTTCGGATGACAGGGTGAATGGCAGGCCGTCGGGTATCAACCGCGCCATACCAAAGGCGATAAGCAGTGTCAGCACGGCAACCAAAGAGAATGCGGCCGGCAAAAACCACATGCGCTGGGCAATCTGCCGGACCTTGAAAGCGAACTGACTCAT